TAAATTAGATAATTTATATTACTATTTTACAATCTAATTCTAAAAATTTCAATATTTAGAATTAGCTATTTTTTATTATTTTTATAATTACTTCCGATAACGATATATTAACCATAAGTTTCTAATGTACACCTAGAGGGGAATTTTACTACAAAATTTTATGAGCCCATATATAACCTTAAGATTAGAGCCTGAGCCCCCCATGCCCCTGCCTTGTCGTCCCTTCGCTCACGCTTGGCACTCCGCAGGTTCACTCACAGACACCTCTACTACCTAGAGCATGTTCACTCTGCACAACTACAGTTAAACCAATGGTTCGCTGGGGGTGAGTTACTGTATACGAGCACTTACTTTTTCATACTTGCGACGTGCAATTTGTACACTACAGAAATACATTACTACTCTATTAGTCTACTCACAGGATACACTAGAGTACAAATTGTGTCTCTCAGCAATCTCATTGACTGCCTATGGTTCACTCCGTGCTCCGTCCTATGGACTTCACGTCGTTCACTGGAGAGTACCAACAGAACACTCATGGCGACTATTAATGACTACATGATGGATAACCACAGACCAACCAAAGATTACTTTAGCACACTAAAGGATATCCATCTGTTCTCCACAAGTAGTCATTGTTGTGCACAATCAGACTCTTTTTGATTGAGGGCTAAGAGAAGCCCTTGAGAGTCTAATTGCACACAACACGACAGCACAGATAGGTACGCTATAGGCATTACTGAAGTAATACGACCAGTGAACATAGTAGTGTTCCGTGTAGGACAGTGATGTACCTAACGACAGACGACCACTGGAAAAGCCAATGGGCACAACGTAGTTCTCATGAAGGTACTAACAGCAATACTCAAGTATTCCAGTGTAACCCACGTTGCACACAATGGGTACTACTATAGTGCTGTAAAAGGAATACCACAAGGTAAATCTAGCATGGTATACTAAAGATAAATATAGAAATAGTTTGTCGTACTAAAGGAGATCATCAACGACAGCACACACTTCAATTATTATTATTAACAACACAAAAGGAGTAAACAAATGTTCATAGTATGTATGTTTATTATTGCTCTATGGTGTCTCTATCAGATACTTACGAAGGGGAGCCACAGGGGACTAGCGACAATATTAATAGTCATAGTGGTAATACTTCAAGTGTTCAATTTGTCGAATTATGGACAAGGCGACGATGATAACTATAACGACATTCAGATAACAAACGGACGCATAAAGTAAATAATAAAAGATAACCCTTAGAATTCTCATTGAGCTCTAAGGGTTATCTTTTTTGTGTGCTATATGTTTTAGATCGTGGTAGATTAATCTCTATTAAATAGGTTACTAGGTTTAATTGTATATGTTCCATCGTCATTAGGGAGCACTATACCTTTTATTGCTATCTCATGAACCATAAACTCACGGATAGCCTTGCTTATATTCCCATCTTTACAAACCGCTTGAAAGCCCTCTTTTAGCTCGTGAGGGATACGAATAGAAATAGTAGTATCAGCGTCAAGACTAGCATAGTAATATAATAATTGATAATTCTTTTCCATGAGTTGCCACCCCTTCAGAATAGTAAAAATAATATTAATTTCACTTATAGTATAACACAAGTATAAACAAAATGTAAATACAAAATAACTGAAAATTTATATAAAAAGTTGCTACTTTTGTATTGACATTATGTCCTAACAAGTGTATAATGTAATTAAAGATAAGGGCTGAAACCCTAAAAAATTTTAAAAGCTATGTACTAACAAACGTACAAACAGAAAGGCGGACATTATGGATACTATTCAAATTACTGTAAACTTCACTTTTGACAATCTTTTCAATGTACTCAGTGATAGAGCTTGCGACACATTAAAAGTTATTGCAAGTCATCATAAAATTAATGAATTTATGGCATTAGCTCACGAGGTAGGATATAGAGAAACGACTAAAGAAGAATATAAAAGTATTCTGAGAAATAACTGCACACTAAACGAGCAAGCGGAAGCACTAACACGCATCTTGACTCTATCAGATTTTGAAGCATTTCTATTACAAGAAGAAACAGAAATTTACTATTTCTTAGGTATTCCATTAGATGAAGATGGCGAACCATTAGAAGCATAAAGGACTTTAAATATGAAACATTATCCAATGGAACACTTTAAAGAAACAGCACAAGAAATAGATAAATTAGGCTGGAATATACGAGTCTACAAGTTAAATGATGTATTAATATTAACAACGCCATACGAAGTACTGGCGAATATTAAAAACAATAGAATAACTATATTTAGCTGTGCTCACCACTCAGACTACACCAAAAGAAAAGTAAAAATGTTTATTCAAAAATATATAAAGGAGATATAACAATGATGACACTAACAGGGACATTCACATTTGACGATTTAATTAGCTTATCAAGAGGGCAAACACTAGAAATGTTACTAGAAATCAGAGCACAAGGGCTACAAGATGAATTCGAAACGGTAGCCAATGAAATAGGCGACTGGGACAAAATATACAGTATGTTAAATGGTATGTCAATACCTGAATTTTTAGGAATAGAAGAAGAAGAGGAAGAAGAATGATACTACTATCAATCATTGTTGGTGGTATAACCCTTTGGGCTCACATATGCCTACAAATGGACGACTAATTTTTTTTAACTACCATGTAATAACAAAATGTATATACAAGGAGAATACACATGAAACTAGGGCAAGGACTAAAAACACTAATAACAAAATACGGTAGACCAATCTTAGACAAAACAGGTAGTAAATGGGACGTATTCACAGCCCTTGAAACTACTGTAAGTCAAATCACAGGTACAACAATAGAAATATTGCATGAAGAAAGTGCATACATTCTATATCAAGATAATAAGCAAGTGGAATGGGTAGGCGATGGGCTCACAACGTACGAGCTTAATTTATTAGGGGAAGCCTTACAAAAGCTGATAAAAGAAAAAGGCTATAAAATTCAACTCACAGAAGAATAAGGAGCGACACCATGAGCACACATGAAAACCTAATAACAACATATGAAAAGTACATGATCGAAGCCGATGAAATGATAAAGGACGCATACGCTACAAAGATAAAGCCTGAGTATGAAGAAGTAGACCTTCTAAGGGGTAAACTCTTAGCAATCAGAGACATAACTTCAAACGAGTTCATAGGCAAGAAAGCCAAAGAGAAAGCCGACGAATTGGCTTATATGGTAACTGACCTATAAGAAAGGAATTAAAACCAGATGACAAAAAAGGAACTAGAAGCACAATGCAGACAATTCCAAATAACAGGCAGGCAACTAGCAAACACCCTGCAACAGCTCCGAGCAAGCATAAAGCGTATTGAAGAGGAAGCCAAAAAGAATGATGGGGAGTTGTCGACTACAGAAGCAATGCGACACGAAACACTACAGAACCTCTATACAAAGACATGCGACGACGTAGCAGGGACATTTATTATGTTCCCTTAAGAATTTCAACTGAATAGACCTATTGAAACCTCGATTTGTCGATAGGTCTATTTTTTTTATACCCATTTTTAGGCTCAAGGGTGGACAAGAGATATAAGGCGGTAAGCCTACAGCCGACCACTGGAAAGGACAAGACATATGAATACGAACACAATAGAGCAACAAATAGAACTGGAAAGACACTATACAACCCTAGCACAAGAGTCCTTTAAAAAACGACTAGAACAGGCAAGAAACCAAGGGCGGATTACAAGCCAACCATTAGGCTCAGGATTGAAAAAGTTATTTGTCGAAGCCTTAGCGACCAACATCGGATCATGGATAGATGACAATACCAAGCCTAAAAGAGGTGTGGGCAAGAAGTATAGGGAGTTACTAAAAGCAATGCTTGAAGCATTCGGAAAAGAAGCCCTAGTGTTAAATATCTGTGCAACGGCATTGGAGAGGGCACTTAATGAAGCCCTAGCGACTCATTACAAAGCTAGTGTATCCAGTTGTGCATATCAAATAGGGGACAATCTCTATTACAATGCTCAAACTGAAGCATTCCTAAAGCAAGATGAGACTGGAACACAAGTTAATCGGATACAAGACGGCTTAGACAAAAGAACCTTAATGTATCAAAAGACAAGACATATCAAGACAATAATGAAAAAGAATAATTTTGAATGGGTGAAGTATAAAAAAGAAGAGGTAGTGAATATGGGGCTTGATATTCTATATATTCTCATCAAGTCAACAGACCTACTCACCACTAGCGACGCTAACGACAGCGTTAAGCTACTTCAACCAACTCAAAAGCTACTAGAGACATACAGATATAACGCAGAGTTTATCAGTCAGTTTGTTACCGATAGAACACCGACAATTATCAAGCCTAAGAAGTGGACAGACTTAAACAATGGCGGATACTACGGAGTCATGGCGGATCGCTTACACTTCATGCGGATTAGCCATATTGTCGGTAAAACAAAGGTAGTTAAGAGCTACCTTAAGAAGATACAAGATGTAGACTTATCGAAAATCTACAGTGCAGTCAATCGTATTCAAGAGACACCTTATCGTATCAATGACAAGATGTATGAAATCATTGAAGCCCTTATCGAGCAAGGTGGTGAAATTGCTGACATTCCTAGAATGGAGCCTTATGAAGAACCAGAAAGAAAGTTTAAGGAAACAAGAAAGGAATTCGGTAAACGCTACCATGAATGGCTAGAGATCGAGTTACCAAGACGTAGCAAGGCTATTAGAGCCCTAAGACTCTTCAGATATGCTAAGGAATTCAAGAGCTACGACAATATCTACTTCCCCTGCAATATTGACTTCAGAGGTCGTATCTATCCAGTCCCACTATTTAATCACCAAGGGGACGACTTCATGAAGTCCCTAATCATCTACAGTAACCCAGTAGCACTCAAGGATAGCCAAGATATAGAGCTCCTATACTGGCAAGGGGCTAACCTATGGGGAAACGACAAAATATCTCATGCAGAACAAGTGGAATGGGTGAGGACTCACCACTCTAATATTGTCGACTCCGCAAGGAACCCTTTGGACTACCTTTGGTGGACTGAAGCAGACGAGCCTTTACAATTTCTTGCGTGGTGTATGGAGTACGTTAAGAGTCTCAAGTACTACGAAGAGAACAAGACATATGAGGGCTATAGTTGCCCTCTAGTACTCGCCTATGATGGTACATGCTCAGGCTTACAGCACTACAGTGCTATGCTTCGTGATGAAGTAGGCGGAAGTGCAGTTAATCTTATCGACCACGAAAGACCAGCTGATATATATCAACAAGTAGCAGACAAAGTACTAAAGATTGTCGAAAAGGACGCTAGAGAAGGCACTTTAGATGAAGTCGAGAAGGAAGAAGTCGGTGGTGGACAAAGAGTACACTTCGGAACACGGTCGATGGCTCAAGCATGGCTTGCGAATGAAGTAACAAGAAAAGTAGTCAAAAGAAACGTAATGACACTGGCTTATGGAAGTGGTCGTTACGGCTTCGAGGAACAGATCCTTGAGGATACTTGCAAAGGTAATCCACACTTCAAGAGGTTTGAAAAACCTTGTGCAAAATACATGGCTAAGCTGGTATGGCAAGAGGTACAAACAACAGTAACCTCAGCAACTGAGGGCATGAAGTATCTTAAAGCACTAGCTAAAGTACTCACTAAGCACGGACTACCAGTCAACTGGTGGACACCTTTAGGACTACCAGTGCAACAGCAGTATCTAAAGTTAGTAAAGAAGAGCTTCAGAACACGCTTCGGAGATATGGTGAGTTGGAGAGGATACTATCAGGACGTAGCTGACGATGAGTCTTTAGACCTCAATGGACAGAAGAATGGTATAGCACCTAATTTTATCCACAGCTTAGACTCTACACATCTCATGATGGTGGTAAACGAAGCTGGCTTGTCTAACTATACGACAATTCACGATAGCTTCGGTACATCACTAGGAGAAGCTAGAAGGCTACAAGTAGTTATCCGTGAGCAACTCTATAAGTTATATACAGAGCACTCACCGATTGAAGAATTTAAAAAGTATGTAGAGGAAATGACAGGCGAGGACCTGTCGGATATCCCTGAGCCACCTAAGGGGACTTTAAACCTAGAGAATATCTTAAAGAGCACGTTTATTTTTCACTAAGATTTCTAATGTATCCACGATATAGAGAGAAGCAAATTCCAAGACTGCTTTTCTCTGTTCATGGCAAAAAGAAAGGAGCGTAAGTTAATGAACGCACAAAAGACAATCACAATGGACTACGAAAAGTACCGAGAAGAATTAAATAATGAACAGCGGACAGGTTATGCAAGAGGTATTAACGCAAATGTAAAAGAAAGCTATCTCTATAAAGAGACTTTAAAGAAAGCAACCACGTTAGAAACACAGCTAGGTATACATAAGCACTCCCTACGAGATGAATGGGATAAAAACTATATCCTAAAGAAACGCTTAGAGCTTGCTAAAGATCAAGTAGCTATCTACAAGTTTTTAACAGGAGTAGCTATAACATTACTACTATTTTCTGAAGTACTTAAAGCATTGTTATTTTAAGGAGACAAGATATGGAATATGAGTTAATCACAGCACTTATCTTAATGAAAGCCTTTAGTACTATTGTCGTAGCACTAGCAGGCATTTGGGCACTAGCAGTAGTGCTTAAAGTGGTCGTAAATATTATTAAAGGCGACTACGATTGGAAACACTAAAGGAGAAACTAAAGCTATGAAAGTAAAGATTGATATGAGAACACTCACAGTAGTGAGCGTAGAACTTGACGACACAAATGTACAAGATAAAAAAGTATTAATGGATATCGAGACGACAACTGGACGTATTTTACCAGTCGTTATTAAAGAAACACTATTAAATGAAGAGGTAAACTACTAATGATTAGACAAATTGCAGAAGCACATAAATTACTTAACCAAATCAAAGACGCACATAGCGGTTTACAAGGTGCATATGAAAGGAGAATAATGGTGCTTCAAGAAATCATCGAAGAGAAAGAGAAAGCTATAAATGATCTAAATGCTTCATTATTCAAGGTAACACAAGAAAGCATGGATAAAGACAAAACAATCGAAGCACTGGCAGAGCAAGTCAAGGAACTAAACCTATCTAAAGAAAACAAACTATTCTTATTAGATGATGAAGGTGCACCAATTAAGAGCTTCACGCTAACAGGAAAGCTAGTACTGATGGAAGAACCTGCTGAAGAAAAACTAGAGGTAGGCAAATGGTATGACGCTAGAACATTTGAAGTTGAAAAGCTAAAAGAATTATTACCAGTTGGAACTAAAGTGGCTATTATACCTAATAGTTGGGTAGATGAAGAAGAAGTTATTAATGAGGAAGAACATACTCACATAACTAACGTAACTAAAGTTGTTGAAGAATACAACCTAACGAAAAACAAAAAGCAGACAGTAATATACGCAGATATTTACCCATTTGTACCTAATAACTGGTTTAAAATCATAAAGGAGTAATCAGATGGCTAAAAACTTTAGAGCACAACAAGTGCACTACAGACGACTACAACTATTATTCTTAATTCAAACATACTTAACAGGGAACTGGAGATAATATCATGGAGCTTATAAAAGAGAAATGGTATGACGCACGTAATTTTAAAATTAAGGAATTACAAAAGTTACTACCAAAAGGAACCCATATCAATGTAATAAAGGAAGTTCCAGAAGATAGAAAGACTGAAAAGCCTAATAATAACATAGCAACAAGATATGGACCAGTAGCTGGAATAATTCCAGTAAATAACAAAGCAAAAGTTGATGTTAGCGGTATATTTCCATCAAGATACTGGTTTAGAATAGTTGATTAAAAACAAGGAGATAACATCATGAACACTAACGCAAAACATTACGAAGAACTAAATATTCAACCTTGGGAAATCATGGAAAGAAATTTCACCACTGAGGAATTTGTCGCATACCTAAAAGGTAACATCATTAAGTACACGCTACGAGACAAAGGGCAAGCCTTGTCGGACGCAGAGAAAATCAAGCACTATGCAGAGAAACTCATTGAAGTCCAAAAGGGACGTCCAGTATTAGTAGCGGAAAAACCTGAAGAGGTAGCTGAAGCACCGCTTGTAGAGAGCGAAAAGACATATACATATAACATTGGTGATCGTGTATTGGTTAAACCTAAGATTGAACGCACAAGAATGAAGGGTACTGTTATTAGAACACCTGTAGATGACGAAGAAGTATGCTGTAACGATAATTACGTTATTGAGTTAGATAGTGCATACAATGGGTGGAAAGCAACATTAGATCATGAATTGGTAAGAAGTGATAATGCAGGGTATGCAGACGATGAAGAGTTAGAACCGCTAACTGAAGAAGAGAATGAATCTGAAGAAAGCTATAAGTTTAAAGTAGGAGATCGTGTAAAAGTAATAAAACATAATGAAACAGGTACTATTATCCGACTACCTAAAAAAGGCTTAAGAGACGTTGACAGAGATAATTATATTGTAGAACTGGACGAAGAATATGCAGGTTGGATAGCTAATATAAAAAATCAAGCAGTCGAAAGTGATAATGCATGGTATGCAGATGATAAAGAACTAGAGTTACTTAAGGAAGAACCAAAGAAAACCTTAGAACCAAACAAATGGTACAACGCTGAGGATTTTACTGTAGAAGAGTTGAAAGAACTGCTACCAGTAGGGACTACAGTAACCGTAACAAGAGAGCACGACAATGATCGTAAAGTAAAACTTGAAGATGAACGACTTCTAAGCACTACAGTTAATAACATAGGTAAGCGATGGCTTACAGATGATGTACGAGTAGGAATAACTGGAGACTGCTACTGGAGACGTTACTTTAAAATTACAGAGGAGTAAAAGCAAATGGAACCAATTATTAGCCCATGGACAATCTTTGCATTATCACACGTTGAAACAATAAGAGCACTTATTTATATCTTAGCGGTAGTTGGTGTAGCGACACTAGGAACATTCTTTAAAGATCTATCAAAAATACAAAAGGTAATTATTAGTACTATAACTGTAGTTTTAACTTTAACAGCAACTTTAGTCCCAACTAAAGAGGTACTAATTGCTATGTATATTGCTAACCATGCAACACCTGAAAACATTCAAATGTTAATCAATACATTCATTAAATAGGAGATCCAAAATGGAAGAGACACAAGTAATTGAGAACAAACCTAAACGTAAAGAACTAATGGCACAAATTGAAAAACTAAAGAGTGAATTAAGTAGTGCTAAATGGAACCGAGAGTATGCTGAAAGAAAACAAAAGGAAGCAGAAACTAAAGTCAAGGAACTACAAGCATACATTAAAGGGCTAAAAGGTGAGGACTTGAAAGACGAAGAGGATAAATAATGGCACGCACAAGCACTAAGAAAACACAAGAAGAAACAATCGAAATTAATAATGAGCAAGTGCTCATCGAACTGATTAATGACAACGCAGTAATCCCTGAAGCTAAAACTGAGGGAGCTGGCTGTATGGACATTACACTACCTATTGACGTCCGAGTACCACCAACAACAGTACAAGCACAAGCTACAGTGGTACCACTAGGCTTCAAGGTAGTAGTTCCTAAAGGACATACAATGCGTATCCAGTTGAGATCCAGTGTAGGACGAGACTATCCTATTGCACTGGCGAACACTGAAGGTATTATTGATGAGGACTTTAGAGGTGAAGTAGTAATCATGCTACGAAACTTCAGTAAAAACATTGTATTCCTTGAGCAAGGACAACGAATTGCTCAGTGCTGGCTTGAGAAAACATTACCAATGACTTTTGTCGAAGGTGAAGTAATCGAGGACACTGAACGAGGGACTGAAAGCGGTAGTACTGGTAAGTAACTAAATAAATTCTAAGGGCACTCTTAATGAGTGCTCTTTTTTTTTTTGTCGACTAAAGGAGAAACGAATGGCAAAAACAAAAACAAAACTAGGTAAAGAAATGAAGTTGAATGGTACAGCAGTATGGGCTCATACTGACAGCCCTGAGACCTACGAAGGTAACGAGATTGGCTACTCTATCATGGTGCGTTTAGAAAACGACGAGAAAACTGAAGCACTCAAGAACGCACTAGAGGAAATTTTTAACGAAGCTGAGGATCAACTAGAAAAGAAAGTTAATCGCAAAGTACCAATGAACCTATCTGTAAAAGAAGATAAGGACTTAGGCGAATGCTTCAAGGCTAAAACTAAACACGAATTCAAAGACAAAACTACAGGTCAATTAGTACGTCGTAAGTTAGCAGTATTCGACAAATATGGTGAACCACTACCAGCTGGCACTAAGATTGGTAATGGATCTAAGGTGCAAGTAGCAGTAACAGCAGAGCCTTATGTAATGAATGCTAAGACCTATGGTGTAACTTTGCGACTCAATGCGGTACTTGTTAAAGACCTTAAGGAATACACAGGTGGTGGCAGTGCAGAAAACTACGGCTTCGACATTGAAGCTAAAGGCGAACCTGACGAAACTGACGATGTAGAATGGTAAGCCTATGGCTAAAGGCTGGAGTTTTAGTCGACTAGGGGGCTTTAAGAAACGAGCAGACAAGTCGACAAGAAGCAACTTTGAAAGCCAAGTGAAGAAAAACCTTGAGAAAGCAAAAGTCCCTTTTGAGTACGAGACAATGAAAGTGCCCTACACAACTGAGCACTTCTATAAGCCTGACTTTATTTTGTCGAATGGAATTATTGTCGAAGCCAAAGGGCTTTTTCTTCCTGAGGATCGTAGTAAACACTTAGTAATCAAGAAGCAACACCCTGAGTTAGACATAAGATTTTTATTTATGAAAGACCAATATATAAGCACTAAGACAAAAGCTAACAAGTACAGCGACTGGTGCAAAAAGAATGGCTTCCAATACCACATTGGTACAGTCATTCCTAAGAAATGGATAGAAGAGAAAGCGAGGTGAAACCAATCAAACAATATGGAAAGCTAAAAGAGCGTAAAGAGACTAAATATATTAAAGTAACTCAATATGCATTGAACGACACGAACCCTGAAGTAATTCTTCGGAACAGCCAAAAGGCAGGCTATCTGTTCTTCCCCCATCACTACCTAATCACTGCTGATGGACAAGTCAATAAGTATCGCCCTGAGGAAGCAGTAGCGTTCGGTGAAGTGGCTAACTATGAGACTACTATCAGTATTCTAAGCGACATCACTGAGGAAGCTCAAGCAAGTCTTGAAGTCGTACTCAATGCATTGAAAGAGCAATATAAAGGAGTTGAAATCGTTGAGTGAGACAAGAGAAGAGCTAAAAGAATATGAATGTATGATGGATAGAAAACATAAATATATTCTTGCTCATGTACGAAAAGTTAGCTTATATGAAATTGAATTGGAGAATGTATCAGAAAATGAAGCTATAGAAATTGCTCATGACATGGTTAAGAATAATGACATTAAAGCTGACGATGAAGAAATCATTATAGATGAAATGGAAATAGACTGATGAGCACTTCAGAAATCTTAAGAGCTCATCTTCCGTGCCCTGACTGTGGCTCATCTGACGCACTTAGTGAATACACTGACGGACACACCTATTGCTATTCCTGTAATGCACTGCATAATAGCGATGAAACACCAACAACTAAGTATGACGACTTCATTAGTGATATGACTTTAAAGCCACTGAAGAAAAGAGGTATAACCGAGAGCACTTGTCGTAAATACCAGTACTACTACACGACATACAAAGGTAAGCCTTGCCAAGTGGCTAATTACTTCGATGAAGGTGGAACACCTGTCGGACAAAAACTACGCTTCCAAGACAAATCTTTTGCCACTAAAGGGAAGCTCAGTAAGACATTCTTTGGACAACAACTCTACAACAACGGAGCACGACTCATTATTACTGAAGGAGAAATCGACTGCTTAACTGTAAGCCAGCTACTGGGTAACCAAGAGCCAGTCGTAAGTATTCCCTGTGGGGTACAAAGTGCAAAGAAAGTATTTGAAGCTAATCTTAAGTGGCTAGAGGGCTTCAATGAGGTAGTTGTCGTATTCGATAATGATGACGCAGGACGCAAAGGGGCTAAAGAGATAGAAGGTATTTTGTCTCCTGATAAGCTCCGTATAGCTGTACTAAAGCAGTACAAAGATCCTAATGAGTATTATATCAACGACAAAGGGAATGAACTTTTAGAAGCCCTAGAGAACGCTAAAAGAGTAACACCTGAAAACATTATCAATGCTGACACATTACTTGAAGATCTATTAGAAGAACCTGAAGAGGTAACTGGTTATGGACTTCCGTGGAATGTTAAAGCCGACAAAATGATACGAGGGGTACGCAAAGGTGAAATCACAATGCTAACCGCTGGTACCGGTATAGGTAAATCTACAATGATCCGAGAGATAGGCTATGACTTAGTAATGAGACATGGACTTAAGATAGGCTCAATGATGTTAGAGGAGAATGTCTTAAGAACTTCTAAAGGCTACATCGGTTTATATCTAAATAGACCTGTACATATCAGTCGTAAAGGTATATCTAACGAGAAATATACTGAAGCCTTTGTGAACACTTTAGGTACAGGAAAGTTCGTGATGTATAACCACTTTGGATCACTAGACAACTCAGCAATTCTAAAGGCTATTCGCTATATGGCAGTAACAGAGAAGTGCGACTTTATCCTTATAGACCATATCAGTATAGCAGTAAGCGGTATTGAGAGTAACAATGAGCGAAAACTTATTGATATTCTTATGACACGCTTAAGACAGCTATGCGAGGAGCTAGGAGTAGGACTTATCTGTATTTGTCATCTGAAACGAGGAGATGGCAAGAAGAGTGCTGAAGAAGGCGGAAGTATCTCACTAGAGGACTTGCGAGGAAGCCAAGCGATAGCTCAGTTGTCGGACACAATTATAGCACTAGAACGCAATCAGCAAGCTGATAACGACGTTAAGAAAAACCTAGTGCAAATGCGAGTATTAAAATGTCGACAAACAGGGGACACTGGTATTGGTGGAAAACTTTGGTTTAACAAAGAGAAAAACCGACTAGAAGTACCGAGTGCAGACCTAATGAACGACATAGAAAGTAACGATGAGGTACCTGAATTTTGAAACAAAATGAGAAGTTCGTTGATTGGTTAGAAGATGAAGTGGCTAATGCTAAGAGTGAGATGAAAGAAGCATTGACACATTTAGACCATGACCGAGCTCAAATTAAATATGTAACACTTTTGAAAGCCTATAACAAAACTAAGGAGTTAGCACTATGAAAATTCCTGTAATGGGAAAAGGTGTAACACTAACAGAAATACCTAATGAAATTGCAGTATTCTTTGAGATTGGTAACTGCAAGCAACACTGTGAGGGTTGTCATAGTCCTGAACTTTGGACTGCTGAAGGAGCCGAGTGGCTGACTGTAGATGACCTAAAGGACTACATCAAGACTCAAAGAGGTATAACCGCAGTTGTCTTCATGGGTGGTACGACAAACTATGAGATTGATCCTGAAGAATTCCTAAGAGAAATCATAAAACCAATATCTAAAGAATATCCAGTAGGACTCTATCATGGCTGTATTGAGTTCCCTTATAGTCGTGATGATTTAACATGGCTTAAGATTGGACGTTACATTGAATGTCAAGGTGGCTTAGCGAGCCCTACGACAAACCAAAAAATGTTCTACAAGTTGCCTAATGGCGAATGGACTAATATTACTTCATTTTTCACAAAGGAGAATAATGGCTAAAAAACTATTAAACAAACTAACTGACGACCAAATTCAAACAAAAGTAAACTTTATCAAGAACTATATGGACTCTTTCAATACTGCTGATGGCTCTATTGTAGATCCTAACAGTAATGTCGATGGTAAGAACATCGGTATCCTTGAGAGTGAACTTTACAAATTCGAGACAATTCAAATCAATCGAGCACTTGTTGAAGCTAAACTTATCGAAATGTTCGGTAGTGAGTACGCTCACCAGTACGAACAGGACATTAAGAACCATCTCATTTACATTCACGATGAGACTTCTTTACGACCATACTGTGCAAGTATCAATATGTTCCCTTATTTATTCGAGGGTACTAAACCTTTAGGCGGTACTTCAACTGCTCCGACAAACCTACAGTCATTCTGTGGTAGCTTCGTAAACCTTGTCTATCAGGTAGCTAGTGGCTTCGCTGGTGCTATTGCTACAGTAGAATTCTTAATGTACTTCGACCACTTTGCACGCAAGAGTTATGGCGATAACTACCTTGAGACGAACGCTAAAGAGGTAGCTCAAGAACTACAAGGTGTAGTCTATGCGATCAATCAGCCAGCTAGTGCACGAGGTAACCAAAGTGTATTCTGGAATATCTCAGTATTCGATAAGTACTACTTTGAGTCCGTATTTGGTGAATTCACGTTCCCTGATGGCGACAAAGCGAACTACCAAAGCATTTCTAAACTTCAGGACTTCTTTATGAATTGGTTTAGAGAAGAGCGAGAGAAAGAACTATTGACGTACCCAGTACTCACAAGTGCAGTACTTGTCGACAAAGAAACTGGTAAGCCTAAAGATGACTACTTTGCACATATGTTAGCTAAACACATGAGTAAAGGTTTGTCGTTCTTTGTATATCAAAGTGAAAGTGCTGATAGCTTAGCAAGCTGTTGTCGACTTCGGAACGAGCTTGCAGATAATACTTTTAGCTATACATTAGGAGCTGGTGGTGTATCTACAGGTAGTGTACAAGTTATCACTATCAACATGAATAGATTTATCCAACGACATAATAAAGGTGATTATGCTTTCATTGATTTAATCAAGAGAGTACAAAAGTATCTAATGGCACATCGAGCAGTCATTGAGGACTATTTAAAGGCAGGCTTATTGCCAGCTTATAGTGCAGGCTTTATCAGCCTTGACAAGCAATTCTGTACGATTGGTATTAATGGAATGTTAGAAAGTATGGAATACCTTAAAGTTGATCCAGTAGAAGAACCTGAGAAATACATCAAGACAGTGAGTGGCTTCCTTAACCAAATCTACACGCTTAATAAAGAAGCATACAAGGACTACAAAGTACGCTTCAATACTGAATTCGTTCCAGCTGAGAACTTAGGTGTTAAGAATGCTAAATGGGACAAGGAAGATGGTATCATTTCTAAACGAGACTGCTACAATTCTTATTTCTATCCTGTAGAAAATGACGGCATGACTATCCTTGACCGACTAAAACTACATGGTAAAGAAATGGTTAAATATCTTGATGGTGGTAGTGCTTGTCATCTTAACATTGCTCAACTATTGACTGAAGAGCAAGCATACAAATTACTTTGTCTAGCTGGTGAATATGGCTGTAACTATTGGACATTTAATTGTCTAGTAACCATCTGTGATAACTGTGGATACATTAATGTCAATACTGAAGATCACTGTACGAAGTGCGGAGAGACAGAAAAGATTGACTACGGTACACGAGTTATTGGTTATTTACGACGAGTAAGCAATTATTCAGAAGGACGACGTAAAGAACACGCTTTACGAAACTATATGAAAAAATAAAGAAAGGAGCTATACACAATGATTTTTAATATATTATGTAAATTGGAAGCTCATATTATCAAAGCACAGAAATGGGTAAGAGATCAAGAAAAGAAACAACTTGAGAAAATGCTTGAGGAGAACAAGAGAGAGATTGATGAACTAACCAAACAAAACATCTATCTCAAAGGACTCTTGAAGAAATACTAATGTTAATCTTTGACATCGAAACAAACGGACTACTTGATACTGTAACCAAAGTTCACTGTATGGTGATCTATGATACAGAAACAGATGAGTTCTTTGAGTATCGTCCTGCTGAGATTGAGCAAGGTGTACAGAAGCTTCTACAGGCAGACAAAATCTGTGGACATAATGTTATAGCGTTCGATGTTCCGTGCCTAGAGAAGCTCTATGGAGTCTCATTTGAGCATGAAAAGGTAATCGACACGCTTATATTAGCACGGCTTGTCTACTCTAATATGAAGGACGTTGACATCGGACTAATGAGAGCTGGTCGACTACCTAAGAAACTCTATGGACGCTACAGCTTAGAAGCCTTTGGGTATCGCTTAGGAGTACTCAAGGGTACCTACAGCGAAGATAATGAAGGCGACGTATGGGCAGTATTTAATGAAGATATGCTTGCCTACAATAAGCAGGACGTAGTAGTAACGACAAAACTATACGACAAACTTGTCGAGAAGGGCTTCACTGAGCACGCTTCAATGATTGAACATAAGGCTCAATGGTTAATGCAAAAGCAGGAACGTAATGGCTTCCCATTCGACAAACAAAAAGCAGTTATCCTTGAAGCAGAGCTAAGAGAAGAACTTGAGCGAATTACCAAAGAACTCACTCAGTACGTCCCACCAATTCCTGATAGAGTGTTTATTCCTAAGCGAGACAATAAGAGACTAGGGTATAAAGCTGGTGTACCTGTACAAAAGTACAAGGAATTCAAGATCAATTCACGAGACCAACTTAAGTACATCTTAGGGACTCACTTTGGATACCAATGGTTAGACTCAATGTTTGAAATCGAGATTGATGAGGACGGAGAGGAAACCAGTAGAAAGCTCAAGTTAGACGAAGAGAGCCTACAAGAAATCATTCATGATCCTAAGGCAAGCGATGAAGTAAAACATATAGCTCAACTCTACAGCACTGCATTTATGCTATCGAAACGATTAGGACAATTAGCAGATGGTGCTCAAGCATGGCTAAAGCTACTAAGAGACGACAATAAAATTCATGGTAAGGTAAACCCTAATGGTGCAGTATCAGGTCGAGCGACACATAGTAACCCTAATGTAGCTCAAGTTCCAGCTATTGATAAACCTTATGGCTATCAATGTCGAGAACTCTTTGGAGTACCTGAGGGCTGGTACCAAGCTGGTATTGACTGCTCAGGGTTAGAACTACGTTGCCTTGCACACTTTTTGTCGCCTTTTGATGGCGGAGCGTATGCTCATGAGATACTCAATGGTGATATTCATACAGCTAACCAAATGAACGCAGGGCTTGAGACAAGAAATCAAGCTAAGACATTTATATATGCGTTCCTCTATGGTGGTGGTAATGCAAAGATTGGTGAGATTGTCGGAGGAACTGAAGCCGACGGAAAGAAACTCAAGGCAAAATTCCTAAAGAATACACCATCTATCAAGAAGCTCACAAGTACCATTAAGGATACCTTAGCTCCTTATGATGTATCAGCACATTGTAGAAGGTACAAACGTAAATGGCTTAAAGGACTTGATGGAAGAAAACTTCATGTACGCTCACTTCATAGTGCATTAAATCTCTTATTGCAGTCAGCAGGTGCACTTATCTGTAAACGATGGATCACAAGGACTGAGGAAAGACTACAAGCACGAGGTTTAAAGCATTCATGGGACGGAGATTATTGTCTTATGGCATGGATACATGACGAAATGCAGGTTGCTTGTAGAACTCAAGAGATAGCACAAGTTGTCGTAGATGAAGCACAACTGGCAGTACGAGATGTACAAGAAGAGTTTAACTTTAGAATTCAATTAGATACCGAAGGCAAAATCGGTAAGAACTGGGCGGAGTGCCACTAATGGAAATCACAAAAGAACTACAAGAAGTAATTGAAGTGGTACGAGTAGACCACTCACTAGAACACTTAATTAACGATTGGGATACGACATACTATTTACCTGAAGAACTACAAGACAAAAACAATGAATTCTACAAGGTACTTCTACAGTATAAAGAAATGGTAAACCAATGGTTAGAAAAGAATTTAACAAAGGAGAATGATGGCAACGAAGAAAAAGAAAACACGCCTACTCATTGACGCAGACATGATGATATATCTAGCGTTACAGAATACTGAGACTGAACATGACTGGGGAGATGGCTTCTATACTCTTAGTGCCTTCTTCCCTGACGCAACTATGGCATTTGACAGTCATCTTAAGGAGTTAGTACGACTTGTCTTAGAACACTGGAATATTGAAGGTGAGTATGAAATCTTAATGGCAATCACTGATCTTAAACATAACTTTAGAAAAGACATCACACCTGAGTATAAAGCTAATCGTAAGTCTAAACGTAGACCAATGATGTTTATTCGTATGCGAGAGTGGGTACTAGAGAACTTTAATGTACTCATGATTGACAATCTTGAAGCTGACGACTGTATCGGTATTCATGCTGATAAGGACTCTATCATGATTAGTGGTGATAAAGACTTCAGAAGTATTCCTTGTCGCTTCTATGACTTCATGCATAACGAATTCTATGATACGACAAAAGAGGAAGCTCACTACTTCCATATGTATCAAACACTCATAGGTGATAAAGCAGACAACTATAAGGGTTGCCCTAAGATTGGTGAAGTGCGAGCTAAGAGACTCCTTGATGAGGACTGTTCATGGGAAGCTGTAGTACGAGCTTATGTCGCCAATGGCAGTACTGAAGAAGAAGCACTAATGAATGCTAGATTGTCGTTTATCTTGCAAAAAGGTTATTACAATAAGAAAACAAAGAAGGTGAAATTATGGACACCATCATAAAAGAAGAACACTTAAGGAACCCTGAGCGAGACGCTACGGAATACATCAAAGCACTTAAGAAAGAAGCCAAAGGAAGTCCTCTAGTATCTCTAGGCAGTCAAGGAGCAATCTATAGTCATATCCTTGAGCAAAACCTTAAGGGACAAATTAGAGCGTGGTATGACGCTACAGGAAAACTTGTAGGGCTCCTAATGTTTGATGTAGGACGCATATGGTGGAGCGACAAGATAGTCATTATGGAAGAAACTGTATTTTGTTTAGACAAAAGCTATAGTGGTATTCAACGAGAAGCCACAAGAGAACTAGACAGAATTGCTAGGGGATACTCCGCAGAAATTATTGTTACAGGTAACATGATCTCTACAGGAGACACTGAAAGACTGGTAATGAATGGCTACAAGAAAGCTGGCTACACACCGATTTGTACCGACATGATGAAAGTGGTGAAATATGAGTAAAATTGATAGACCACTACCAAGAGTTGATGAAATCATTATTGATGAAATTAAACAAGCCTTCTCAGTATATTCTATTCTCAAGCGAGATGACTTAAATGCAGAGCAAAAGATAGCTTATATCACTGCTGTAGAGGAAATCACAAACTATTTAAACACTTGTCGAGAAGCAAATGGACTCTAATGTATCCACGATATAGAGAACTTTAATGATTTAAACTATGAAAGGGGAAATACATGGGCACTATGTTAGCTCAGCTTGCAGTAGGTATGGTACTTAATAAAGTTGCTCAAAAGTGGGGCAGTAAAGCTAAAGCTGTACCACAAGTAACTGGTAAAGACCTTGTACCCTATACGCAAGCAGAAGCTCCTGAGACAGCTCAGTTAGGGGGCACCCAGCCTAACTATGTTAGACGTAATAGGGAAGCCTTAACAATCAAAAAGAATACAGATAGTTATAATCCTATGAACATGTAAAGAAAGGAGATATATGGGAGTATTCAAGAAACTCTTTGGTATTAAAGAGCCTGACATTCCTACACCTGCAACACCTGCACCTCAAGGAGCCGATGAGATGGATCAAGAGTCTGTAGATACAAAAGGCGGTGGCTTACGTAAACGTAAAGCAAGAGGTAAACGAGACTTACAAATTTCAACCACAGGGCTCAACACAGGTGAGACACGAGGTAATGGGGTAAATGTCTAATGGCAGTAAAGAAGAAACGAAGTGGTAAACAGCCACAGGATCAAGGAGTCCCTGCTAAAGAACTGTACACACAGTTAGAAACCAAGAGGGAACCATATGTACAACGAGCGATAGCTTGTGCAAAATTAACGCTTCCTCATGTATTTCACGACAAAAACGATGATGGTAACAAGAAGTATAACACACCTTATCAGTCGATTGGAGCACGAGGAGTAAACAACTTAACATCTAAACTAACCCTAGCCCTGTTCCCACCGAATGAGGGTTTTTTTAAATTGGGTTTGTCGACAGAAATGAAGCAACAACTACAGAGTGCTTCACCTGAAGCCTACGAGGAGAAAATCCAAGAAGTCGAGCAGGCACTCATGAGAATTGAGCAGTCCTGCATGAGATTTATGGAAGAGAACCAAGTACGTATTACAGCTCAAGAAGCTAACCGACACTTAGTCATCACTGGTAATGGTGTAGTATTTCTACCGCCTGACAGAGATGGTACAAAGTTCTATGACTTAAATAATTATGTTGTACAGCGAGATGGTGTAGGGACAGTAGTAACGCTGATTACTAAGGACATACTATTGAAACGTACATTACCACCTGAAGCATACAACTTAGTACCTGATAAGAAAGACAATGATGAAGTAGAAGTGTATACCAAGTGCGACTTAGTAGAGGATAACTACGAGTGCTTCAGTGAAGTCGATGGTGTTCGTATAGCTGGAAGTGAACAGACATACCCAGTCGACAAATTCCCTTATATTGTCTTAAGAATGACAAAAGGAAGCAACGAGGACTACGGACGATCAATCGTAGAGGAATACTTAGGCGACTTAACAAGTCTTGAGAAATTATCAAAAGCACTTGTAACGATGGCTTCCATCAGTGCACGCACATTATATCTAGTGAACCCTAATGGTATTACTAGACCTAAACTGCTTCAAGACGCTCAAGAGGGCGACTTTGTAAGTGGACGAGTTGAGGACATTCAACCACTACAACTTAATAAATATCCTGATATGCAAACGACAAAAGCAACTGCTGACACTATTGAGCAACGCTTATCGTTTGCTTTTCTTTTGTCTAGCGTAGTCCAACGGAACGCTGAACGAGTAACCGCAGAAGAGATCAGGACAGTCGCAAGTGAGCTAGAGGATACCTTAAGTGGTGTATACAGCATTTTAACTCAAGAATTCCAGTTGCCACTTGTACGACGTATCTTAGCAGTCCTAATGGCACGAGGAGAAGTCGTACAGCTTCCTGATGGCTTCGTAGAACCGACAATTACAACTGGTATGGAAGCACTAGGGAGAGGTCATGACTTCAATAAGTTTATGACATTCATGGGTATTGTCGGACAAATGCCTGACGCTATGGCCTACATGAAGCTGAACCAATGGCTCATAGCAATAGCGACAAGTCTAGGTATTGACACCACTGGACTCATTAAGACTGATGAAGAAATTCAACAAGAACAACAACAAGCTATGGAAGCACAACAAGAGCAAGCCGTAGTGGAGCAAGCTATGGCAGGCGCAATGAATGAAAGCGAGGTAACGTAATCTAATGGATATTTTAGTGAATTCTCAAGACAATCATCAGATTGTTACAGCAGAACCACAAGAGGTACAAACTGAAGGTCAACCACAGGTAGAACAAACGACAACTACTGATCCTCAACAAGAGGTAACAACTACTGAGACTACAGCTACGACTGAGGTAGACCAACAGACAAATACAGTACAAGAAGAAGTAGCAAAACAAAATGAAGCTACACAAGCACTACAAGCGGACTTAGAGAAACGCAATATCGACTTCAAAGCACTAGAGGCCGAGTATAACGAAAAAGGTAATTTGTCGGACGCTTCAATGAAAGCCTTAGCCGACGCTGGTTATCCAAAAGAAGTCGTTGACGCATATCTAAGCGGTGTACAGGCTACTCAAGAAAAATTCTACAACACTGTAATTGGCTTCGCAGGTAATGAAGAAGAGTACCGACAAGTAGCACAATTCGTACAGTCTCAAGGCGAGAACGCAGTAGACAATTTCAACAATGCTATTGAAGGTGGCAACTTAGGTGTAATCAAGATGGTTATTGATGGTGTGAAAGCAAACATGAAGGCAGTTAATGGCACAACCAATCAGACTATCTTAGGTCAATCTACAGGTGGCACTACAGAGAACACAAATGCTTTCTTAACGAAGCAACAAATGGTAGAAGCTATCAGTGATCCACGCTACTCTAAGGATCCTATCTACCGAAAACAAATCGAGACAAAAATTATGAATTCTAATTTCTAATTAAAGGAGAACAATTAATTAATGGCAACATTGACAAACATTCAAAAACAAGGTGCAGTACAAAACGCAGGCGACCAATTAGCCTTATTCCTTAAAGTATTCAGTGGTGAAGTCTTAACAGCTTTCACACGAGCATCTCAAGTAATGGGTAACCATATGGTTAAAACTATTGATAGCGGTAAGTCTACTTCCTTCCCAGTAATGGGTCGAGGTAAAGCACACTACTTGCCAGCTGGTGCGAACCTTGACGACTTGCGTGAAGCAATCCCACACAACGAAGTAGTAATCAACATTGATGGTCTTTTGACTTCCGATGTATTAATTACCGACATTTATGAAGCAATGAACCACTATGACGTTCGTGGCGAATACGCTAAGCAACTTGGTGAAGCATTGGCTATCTCCGCAGATGGTGCAATGGTAGCTGAAATTGCAAAATTAGTTAAAGCTAACAAAGAGAACATCACTGGTTTAGGTAAAGGTGTAGTTATTGAGAAAACATTAGGTGCTGGTGGTGCTGGTATCAACTACGAGACTGGTAAAGCAGTAATCGAAGGTTTACTTGAAATGAAAGCTAAATGGACTGCTCAATATGTTCCTGCGTCTGAACGCTACGCATACATCACTCCTGAAGTAGAGTCCGCACTTATTGCTTCTAAAGACGCTATCAACCGAGACTTTGGTGCAGTAGCTTCCATCGTTGAAGGTAATATCGACAAACTTTGCGGTTTCAAAATCATTGCGGTACCTCACTTGAAAGATGGTGGTGCTGATAAGACAGGTATGTTAGGTACATCTCCTGAAGGTCATGTATTCCCTACAGAATACGCTAAGGCTCTTGCAGTGTGTGCACATCGTACAGCAGTAGCAACAGTCAAACTTAAAGATTTGCAATTAGAACACGCACGTCGTCCTGAATTGCAAGCTGATATGATTATTGCGAAGAACGCAGTAGGTCATGGCGGTTTACGTCCTGAAGCCTGTGGTATTATCTTGGCAAAATAATCTTAAGTAACTCTAGGGGGTAGTCTAATGGCTATCCCCTTTTTTGTCTAAAGGAGAACACATGATAATCACACCACTATCCAAACTGGACGCAGTGAATGAAATTATTGGGGCTATGGGCGAAGCTCCTGTAGACACTTTAGAAAACAGTGAGAATGTCGACACAATCAATGCAATCAGAATGCTAGAAGCTGAGATGAGGGCTATACAAGTGATGGGCTGGACGTTTAATACCATTGATCCATTCATCATGATACCTGACGAGAACTCTAAGCGTATCCTATGGGACGACTCAATCTTGTCTATCCAATTCGCCGACAATAGAGTCGTAAGGAAGCGTGATGAGTGGCTATTTGATGTAACTAACAACAACGACCGATTTGACTCACCACTGGAAGCTAAAGTTATTCAATATGTACCTTTTGAAGAAATGCCACAGGTATTCCGACAATATATTACTGTACGCACAGCTAATCATTTTGTCGCACGATACTTAGGAGATCCAACGATTATGCAGGAACTTCAAAAGGAAGAAGCCCAAGCATATATGCAGATGATGGAGAAGGAAATAACATTAGAACGATCTAATATCATTCAAAACCCATCAGTACAAATATATATGAATAGGGGGTAATATATGGCACTTGTACAGCAAACCATTAAGAACCTTATTGCAGGTATATCTCAACAACCACCTAAGTTGCGTCATGCGGAACAGCTAGAGGAGCAGATTAATGGCTTCTCTACAGAAGCAGGTGGTTTACAGAAGAGACCACCAACGCAACACATCAAGAAACTACCAGCACTTCCATTACAATCTAAAATACACATTATCAATCGAGATGACAACGAACGATACATTATAGCCTTCACTGGTACTGGTATTCGTATCTTTGACTTAAATGGCAATGAGAAAATAGTGAACATGGCTAATACATCAACTCAATATATAACCTGTGATAAACCAAATGAACAGCTAAAGGCAATTACAGTAGCAGATCATACATTTGTCGTTAATACAACTAAAATCGCTCAAATAAATGAAAACCATAGATCTCCTAACATTTGGGAGACTCAAGGAGCTCTAGTCGTAATACGTCAAGGGCAGTACGGTAGAAAATATACAGTGCGTATACAAGGACAAGAATATTCATATGAGACACCTGATGGTGGTGAAGCATGGCACTCTACTAAAATTGCTACAGACAATATCAGTGGTGAGTTATTTAAGCTACTTGCAGGTGGCACTGTAAAAGTATTTAGAGATATGAATGAAGCTGAATTGAACTCATATGGTATTAAGAAAGAGCGTAGACAAACTGAGTCAAAAGATGGTGATAGATACTATTCACGGACTGTATACATCTATAAGGGGCGTGAGTATGGCGAAAGAGACACATTCGCTCCTGAAGGGGTACAAGGACTCAAAGTTATCAAAGGAACCAGCTGGCTACAACTTATAGGTAACTTAGATGACATTTCAGTATCTGATGGCTTCAATGGTGAAGCTATGAAACTATTCACCAATACGACACCTAAGTTTGAGCTATTGCCTTCCTCAGCTCCTCATGGCTACACAGTGCTAGTTAAAGGGGAACGATCCACAGATGATGACTACTATGTATGTTACAACTCAGGTTTAAAACTATGGGAAGAGTGTGCAAAACCTAATATCCCAATAGCCTTCCTATGGGACACAATGCCACATATTATTAGAAGAGAAGCTAATGGAACATTTACTTGTAAAGAAGCTGAATGGAACCTAAGAGAAACAGGCGACGACGATAGCAACCCTGTACCTAGTTTTATAGGACAGAAGATTAATGACATATTCTTCTTCAGAAATCGCTTAGGAATTATCGCAGGCGAAGCAGTTAATCTGTCGAAAACCTCAGACTTCTTTAACTTCTGGGTAGACAGTGCTACAGGCGTTGTAGACACAGATCCTATTGATTTACAAGTATCACATAATCGAGTGAGTACTTTATACAATGCAGTACCATTCAACCAAGATTTGTATCTCTTTAGTGCTCAAACGCAATTCGTATTGAGAGCTGAAGGTGTACTAAGTCCTAAGACAGCTGTAATAGACCAAGTAACTGAGTTTGACGCTGACACATGGATAAAGCCTATAGGTGTAGGTCGTAACCTATACTTCACAGCTCAAAAGACAGACTTTACAGCAGTACAGGAATACTTTGCAGTTGCTGATAGTACGACACAAAAGAACGCTACAGACATTACAGGACACGTTCCGAACTTCTTAAAGAATAAAATTTATTCTCTAAAGGCTTGTAGTAATGAAAACATCTTGATGGCTTTAAGTGATAACCAAAGAGACACAATGTACATCTATAAGTTCTTATTCCTTAACGATGCTAAAGCACAGGCTAGTTGGAGCCAATGGACATTCGATGGAGATATTGTCGGAGCTGACTTTATTAATTCTATGATGTACATAGTAATCAATAGAGGTAACAATACCTACCTTGAGAAAATGCCTATTAGCTACAATACAAAAGACTATGTTGGCGAACCTTATCGTATAATGCTCGACAGGAAGCTTAAAACGACATTAAAAGGCACCTTTGATAAAGAGGTTAAGGAAATGCGGTATGATATTAAATCTATCTATGGGGACGCTTATTCTACACCTAGAGAGTACACAATAGTACTTAATAATGGCTTAATGTACACAGGCAAGGACACAGTAGTAATACCACATCAGGTAGAACCAATGGCAGACATTGAGTGCTATGTAGGTGTACCTTATGAACTTAAGTTTACCTATAGTACATTCTTTATTAAACAGGCGACTCAAACAGGCACTGACACGATACCAAATGACAGACTACAGCTTCGCTTTTTGAATATCAATTATGATAAGACAGGCGAATTTGAAGTCGAGGTACGAGGTACAGGTAAGTCGACTAAGCACTATAAAATGACAGCACGAATTGTCGGTACACCAAGTAATCAAGTTGGTATTCACCCACTGGAAACTGGAGAGTTCAGAGTACCACTTATGGGACGCAATACGGACACTTCAGTAACAGTAATTAATAGGAGCCCTCTACCAAGTGCATTTAATACAACTGTATGGCAAGGGCTTGTAACTTATAGATTTAGACAAATATAGAAAGGAGACATATGGGCACTGGAGTAAATCAACTCATGAGTGCAGGTGGCTTAGCTTCCACAGGATCTTTAGGGACTAACTCTAAGATTGGTATGGGAATAGACCTATGGAGTATGTATAGTAACTACATGGGACAAAGGAGACAAGCAGAAGCTCAAGCCGACCAAATTATAGCACAGGCTAAACAAGCTATTAAGACTATGAATTATTCTCTTAGTAACTTTGAGAATGAACGTAGAAATGCCTTTGAAGCAAGTGTAACTCAGTTAGGAGCTATAAGACTTCAGGCAAGAGGTCTTGAAGCAAGCGTAGAGAACGCTACTGGAGAATACCAAAGTGGTAAGACAGCTAAGCTATTAGTACGCTCTACGAAAGCTGATGGACTCCGCACGGCAACTCAGGTGAAAGACAACTATATTCGTAAGAGTGATGAGATAGACCAAAACAAAGAACGAGTATTTCTCAGCACTAGGGAATATTTGTCGCACCTTGAGACACCACGAATTCCAACACTCTTAGGCGGTATATTAAGTCAAGCAGGACAACTTGTACAGTCCTATAACGCTTACAAGAATATGGCTAACGATAGAAATGCTAAGATAGGCTTAGGGCAAGGTGTAGGGGGTACCAGTGGAGCTAAAGTAGCTAGTACAGTTAGTCGTTGGACACCTGACTATACCTTTAGGACTGCTAGTCAGAACCCATGGCGAACAAGTGCTAACGATGGTTTTAGCTTAGCAGACACTAGACGAGGAGTCTTAGGCTACACTGTAAACGATCCTAAAGCAATCAATTATGGTAACCCTAACATTCGTTTTGACACTAATAGTGCTACTTATCAGTACAATGCTAACGGCTTTGCAACAGCACTATCTGTTAATATGGACTATCCTAAGCTACAAAGTACAGCCTTTAGAAGCCCTATTAGATTTGGAAACCCACGAATTGGGTACGACCAAAACAGCAATCAATATACATTCAATGGGGGACAATTATAGATGGCAAATGAAAGAACACAGGTTAGTGGTTCCATAGGGACTGCTCAACAGTTTATGCCTAATGCACCTCAGACGTACCAGCAGAATTTGTCTAATGTAGCTTCCGTTGGGGCACCAATGGCACGCTTTACGAACGCTTCGGATATGCTTGCTACTGGTTTATCTCAACTGGGAGTCGCATGGCGACAATACACTCATGACGAAGAAGAGAGAAAAGAAAAGATAGCTAAAGCAGTCGCACCTCAGTTGTACTCTAGTTTAACTGAAGAACAAAAAGAAGGACTGACTACACGACAACTATTGGCTACCAGTGGTAAGTTCAATCTTCAGGACAATGAGTATGCAGTAGCAACCATTGACCGCATGAGAGGTACTGAGATGGGTAAACGCATAGAAAGCGATTGGCAGATCTATGACGATCAACACAGGCAACAACCTGATTTACCACGACAATTCAATACCTTCGATGAGTTCTACGAAGCACGACTTAAGGACTACATGGCTGAAGAAAACATTGAGAACCAGTATGCCTTCCAAAGTGGACTAGAGGAACAGCATATAGCAACAAAGATGGCTGTATATGATACCTTTACGAAACGTAAGGAGAACCAGTTGAAGCTGGAGCGTATCAATGGTATTACTGCAATGGTAGGGGACTTCGCTAGGAATAACCCTAACATTTCTGTAGAGGAAGGTACACCATATCTTCAAGCAATCTTGACGAATATCAGAGAGACTGCTACAAGTGATAGCAACCTTGAGTACAAGCTATTAGGTAACGTAGCAGACGCTATTAGTAAAACTGGTAATGCTGACTTAGTATCCGCCTTTGGTGATATGGAGTACGACGACAGAAATCGAGTGAAGGACATGATTGATTTGTCGGAGTACAAGAACGGAGCTAATGCAGAAGCAGTAAAAATTCGTAATGACAGATTTGTTGCATTAAGTAAAGATATTGAAAAGATTAAAACCTTAGAAGGACTTGACGAATACTATGAGCAAAAGAAAGAGGAAAACCCTGAAGATTATCGACTAATTGCACCTCTTTATAGTCATGCTCAGGCTAACATTAAGACTGAAATTGCACGACAACAAAAGTTAGCACTGCTGAAACAGAAAGCTGAAGTAGCTAGAAGTAATGCTAGTGCAGTACTACAGCCTATGTTTGACGCTATGCTTCAAGGTAAAGCTTCATGGAATGGTATGGAATTCCCTAGAACTGAAAGCGACCTTAAGAACATGGGTATTGACGTAGATATGTTCATAGGTGGAGCTAGAGAACTCTTAAGACAACGTATGGTAAATCAACAGTATGATGGCTTGCAGTATGTCTTAGCTAACCCTCTTATTGGTGGAGCTATGAGAGCGTCCATGAAAGAGCAATTAGAGATTGGTTTAGCTTCAATGGATCAGAGCGGTAACCTTCCTGAAGTTGTCGGATTAGCAGTCGCTATGTATCGAGCACGACCAAACATGATACATCAATTAATGGAACCTAAGTGGGCTGGACGTATTCAAGCACTAGGAAGCCTACAGGACTCTATGGGTGAACAACAGGGTACTCAGATATTTGCTATGGGTATGCAGGCACTACGAGATCCAGCGACAGCTGATAAGGTTAAAACAGAAATCAATAAGGTACCTATGGGACGTTCTGAAGCACTCAACTTGAGAAGCGGTACATGGGGAGCCTTTAGTATTCCTGAGAGTACACCTGATGGCTTATTAGGAGCTATTAGAGACCAAGCAGAAATACTAAACGCTACTGGTAGATTTACACCAAATGAAGCTATGGATAAAGCTAAGAGCAATCTAATACACTCTTATGTCAACTATGATGGAGTACTTTTACCACGTTCTATTATTGACAGTGCAGGTGTATCTAGTGAAGCCTACGCAAGTGAAGGTGTACGTCATGTCTTAGATACTCTTAAGAGTGAAGCTGGTAGTGGCTCATGGGTTAGCTATGATCCAGACCAAGACGTAATCTATGTACGACAAGCTGGCTCAATGGTAGGTAAAGCATATAGCCCTCAAGACATTGGTTATAGAGCATTTACATACCTAAGCGACACAACAGCTGAGGAGCGTGCTAGTGAAGGTACAAGTAACACTGTAGTTTATGGTAACGAAGTTATCAACACAGATTTGTCGAATAGCTCACTTAATCAGGGTAAGAGTAAGTTAAGGACATTCTTTGGTTTAGATTAGAAAGGTAATCAATGGAAATTAACCCTAGAATACTTGAAGTAGCTGATATATACCAGCGTAAGTATGGTACTTCAGACTACTTCAAGAAACTACAAATAGCACAGATGGTACACGAGAGTGCTAACGGTGAGTCCGCACTGGCTATTGAGGATAATAACTTTGGTGGACTCACTGGGTACCATAAAGGAGCAGGACTACAGCCTGAAGAAGATGGAAGTGCAACATATGGACATTTTGATAGTTTAGATGAGTATGCTACCTATCTACATGATGGCTTCTTTGCTCTATACCCTGAAATTCATAATGCTACATCACCAAGCGAATACGCTACTATTCTGTACGACAATGGTTATTACAGAGATAATAATAAATCAAGAGAACAGGATATTGAGGACTATGGTGGTGATATGGCTAGAATTGCAGGTGAGACCTATGTTCCAAGCGAGAAGGCAGGACGCTATTATGCAGGCTTCTCAGGACTAGAGAAAGGACAAGGGGCACGAGTATATGACTTCTCAGATGATATATTCGAGCCACTAGCCGACACAAACATAGGTGGCTTCGGTAAGCAATTTAAAGACAGCTTTCTAAACGAGTGGTACAACAATGGTACTATCTCAGTACTTCGTAGCACTTATAATATGGGACAAGCTCAAGGTAATCGACAAGTGGACATTAACTGGACACCTAACCAAGCTGACCTTGACGCTATTGACCGCTACTTCCCTAACGATCTTGAGACAAAACATTTCTTATTGTCGAGAGCTAAATCTCAAGCCCAACTAGGGGCACTTATACAGCAGAAGCGTGAGGACTATGCTAGAGAGGAACGAGTAGAAAAAGCTGGATATGGCTTTAAGAGTATTGGTGGTTTACTTGGTACTCTTGTCGATCCTCTTAACTTTGTACCATTGGTAGGGCAAGAAGCCTATCTTGCTAAGATGATGATGAGACTAGGAGGTAAAACCTTAGCTAACATCGGAACAACCAAGCTATTCCAAATGGCAGAACTAGGAGCTACCAATGGTTTAGTCAACATGGCAGACCAATACATGGCTCAAGAAGCTGGTGGTTATCAACCTGACTATACCACAGCATTTCTATTTGGTGCTGGTATGGGTGCTGGTGCACGCTACTTGCACTCTATTGGAGACCGACATAAATCAGTCGTAGGTAATACACCTGAGATGGATAAACTTAGTCGACAAATAGAAGCTGAAGGTGAACAAGCACTAATGCAGGCTTCAGACTTAGGACGACTTCCTGAAGTTAAACCTAAGACATCTAGAGAAAACTTCATTGAGACCAGTAGTAAATCTGAAGCAGAACTAGCAGAACACTTATTGAGACACAAGAGTGGTAAGCTATGGGCTGACGCTAGAGAAGCCTATGGAATGTCTAACAGTGAACTTAAAGCACACCTGAAGAATATCGTAGAGAACCCTGACGAATTCGCAGGTACACCGATAGTACGACATGAAGATGGCTCAGTATCCGTCAACGATGTAACTTTGTCGGCAGACTCAGTTGTCGCTCATGCAGTCAATGCTAAGGAGAACCACTTCTATGACTCTATAGGAGCCGATGAGGAAATTCCTTTCACAGCTGACGGCTCACCAGTACCTGACATTATCCCTACAGAACTCCCTAAGAGTAAATTACAGGCTATTATAGATGGCGATGAAGAAATACCTTTAGAACCTTCTACAGGTCAGAATGAGCGTGCACACGCACTCATTAAGACTGAAATTAAGCCTGATGACGATTACTTATATATGGGTAAGGGCGGAGTAAGTAGCCCTGAGAAAGTCCTTCAGGAAACTCAAGGTAGAACTGACGCAGTAGGTAGGGTTAAGCAAGAAGCAGAAATAAACAAGGTCATGGGTAATACCTATGGACACCTTGCGAATAGCCCAAGCGACACTATGCGACACTTCGCTAAGTCATTCCTACTTGATCCACGAGACCGAGGGCAGAACACTGGACTACCTGTAGAACTTGCTAAACAAGTCGTACAGAAGGACTACAAGATTAAAATGGCAGTCTTTGAGGGCGACTTTAAGAAATGGTATTTTGAACGACCTAAACGTCAATGGTTTAACCCTAAGCACGCTCAAGAGGAATTTGCTGAGACTGTAAGTAAGGCATACCATGAGCGGTACAGAGATGGTAAAGACATAAGTCATTATGGACAAACTATTGTCGATACTGTAGAGCACGTTAAGGACTTCCGTGATTTTGACTTAGAGAACCTTAAGAGAGCTGAGTTAGTCAGTGAGGACTTCGATGGTAGCCCTGAGTTATATCGTCGTATCTCTAAAGACAAAGTAAACCTGTTAGCAGAAAAGTTTGTCTCTAGGGACGCTATGAAGAACTTCTTTGTATCCTACATTGAGAAAGCTGTAGACAAAGAAAGACTAGATGAAGGTATTGACTTAAGAACTGAAGCAGAAGAATACGCAGAGCATATCATGAGAGCTGGTGAACATAACTTCGCTGATGGTGAACTTAAGGATAACAAAGGTGATAAACGCTTAGCGTACTTCAAGCGTCGTTTACCAATGAACACTGGTTTAGTATTACCATTGAAACTAAAAGGTGGTACTACAGACAAAGCCTTAAATGATGTATTTAGTTTTGACACTGACCTACGCGACACTAATATCTTTAACCATATGCATTATGTCTCTAACCGCTCAAGTGGAGCTATTGCATTGAAGCAAGTCATTAATGTCGATGATATTGGAGCACTGGCTCACCGCTTCGACACTAAAGTTAAGAATGAACTTGAGGAAGCAATAAAGCTAGGGTACATCACTGAGAAGGACGCTAAGCTAGACTATGAGGACTTTCATAGAGCGTTCCATCACTTAACTGGGGCACGCATATTTGAGGACGTACTGCCTAAGCCTGAGACAGCTATGGATAGAACTAGAGACCTCTTATTGGACGCTTCCTACACTCTTAATGGTATGAACTTTGGTTTATCCGCTATAGCAGAGCATGCAGGAGCTACAGCTAAAGTAGGAGCACGAGCACTGACTCACTTCATTCCTAGACTACATGACTTCATTCATGACCTAAAGCATTCTAAATATGTAACCGCTGAACAACTTGCAGACTTCCGTAAGATGGAAATTGGTACATATATGTCGGACACAAACTGGTGGAACCCACTGGTAACCGACAGAACATACCTTGAAAATAACATCGGTGGACTACACATGGAAGCACTGGGACAAGCTCAAGATGGTATTAGCGTAGGTGCAAGAATTACCTCTACGTTATCTCAAGTACAACAAATCACTAACCATAGTATTCAATCAATTAAGGCTGATTTAGTCCCTGACATGATTGACTGGGCTAATGATGAATTCAAGAGTACATTCCGTAAGAACCTCTTCAGTCCTAGAATGTTTGAGCGTGTAGGCATTGCTGAGACAGAGATACCACGCTTCAAGGAGACTATCAAGCGTTACTTATCGACACTAGACCACAGTGATCCACAGGCACTCCGTAAGAGTCTAAGAGCATGGCAAGATGAGGATATGTTTAGTTATATTCGATTCCATGCGTTCCTTGATAGACACTCTAAGGACGTTATTCTACAGCCACACTTCAGTGCTGGTAACACACGGCTCACTGGGCACATTTTGCCTATCTTAATGCAGTTTAAAGCCTTCTCAAGAATGGCACTTAACAGTCATCTAATGCGGACAATGAACCACTGGGAGCGTGAAGATACTATCCAAACTTTGTCGACAATATTGTCAGGCGGTATGCTATGGGCAATTCGACAAAGAGCTCAAGCAGAGTATATGTACGGAAACGATGAGAAGCGTAAACAAAAGTACATGGATAAGGTCTTTACAGCTGACAACATCATTACAGCTGGCTTAACAAGAAGCTCAATCTTGTCGTCTTTATCCTTTGGTGATGACGCTAGAGCAATCTTGATGGGTAATGGTAGTACTGCTAGAACTACTGTAGACCGCCCTGAGTGGACTGAAGATGGACAATTAGTAGATGGTATTGTCGACCGAGCGAAGCAATTCGCAGTATTAGGTAGTGCTATCAGAGTATTCAATGGAGCACGCACAGGATTAGAAGCTATTGGAGCACTTGAAGAAAACTATAAAGCAGGTAAAGGACAAAATCCTATCACTGCTATCTATCCTATTGACCGCTACTTACCAATGCAGATATTCCTAACTGGTATGGCTGAAATGGCTGACAAAGAGAAGCGAGACTTTAAGCAAGTAGAAATCAATGAGCAAAGACGGATACCTCAAGACACTCACAAGGCAAACCCTAAGCCTAAGCCTACTGTACACCAGCCTACAATTCAGGAGCTACTAAAGGATCCTAAGAAGCGTAAAGAGTTGACCGATGGTATGAATGAGATTAAACCAAAGGAACTTAAAGGACGTAATGCAGAAAACTTGAGTGATGATGAATTAGTAAATCTTTATAACGAATATAGAAAAACGAAAGGACAGTAATAGATGATACCACGACTAACCACTAAGACTGTAGTGGGACAGCGTACCTATAACTTCGGCTTTGATTATCTGTCAAAAGATTTTATCAAGGTGGAAATCAATGGTACTACTTTAGAATATCCTAAAGACTACTCTATAGAGGGAACAGCAGTTAATCTTACTGTAGCCCCTACGGAAGTCTTACCACTGTTAATCTATAGAAGTACCTCTACACTACCTATGGTTGAATGGAAAGATAGCTCTATTATGAGAGCAGATGACTTAAATATTCAACAGAAACAAACACAACATTTGTCGGAAGAACTTACGTTTAGAAGTCAAGAAGCTATTAAGTATTATGAGTCGGTAGTAACTAATACAGCTGAAGTAAAAAGGAATACTGAAGAAGTACGAGAGAAAACCAATACAGTAACTACCAAAACAGCAGAAGTAGAAAATAAGGCGCAGGAAGTAGCTATTAATGCCAACAATGCACAGCAAAATACATCAACTATACAAGCACTTACGCAAATGAACGATAAATACTATAGCGATACCTTAGCTGTTAAAAGTGAAGTATCAGAAAAGGCAAATGAAGTAAAACATAATACTGATATAGTAACAATGCTTAAACGTAGATCTCAGGAAATTTTAGAAGAAAACCAAAGATTAGCTAAGCAAGTACAACAAGCAGTAGGTGGAGACTACTATACAAAATCTGAGGTAGACCAAAAGATACAAACAGAAGCTACAGAAGCATTAAAAACTTTAGTAGGCACTGCTCCCAAATCCCTAGATACACTACAAGAACTAGCTACCGCATTAGGGAATGATCCTAATTTTGCTACAACAATGACTAACCTAATTGGCACTAAAACGACATTACAGCAGGTATACCCTGTAGGTTCTATTTATACATCTACAGTTAATACAAACCCTAGTATACTCTTTGGTTTTGGTAGCTGGGAAGCTATTGAAGGGGGAAGAGTACTATTAGCTAGTGGTAATGGATATACCGCAGGCTCTAAAGGTGGTAGCCCTACGCATACCTTAAAGGTTGAAGAATTACCTAGACATAATCATGGTGGTACTGTAACACAATCAGGGGCTCATGGGCACACAGGTATAGCGAGTTCTAATGGTACACATGGACATAATGCTTTTACATATGCAAACGGTAGCGGTAAAGGAAACAACAGAACATTTGCCGATGCCCCAGTTAAAGTTAATCTTAATAGAAGCAATGTTGTACCTGTGATAGTAGAAGAAGCAGGGGCACATACACATGATATTCAGATTAATAATAATGGTAATCACACTCATGGTATACCTAATCAAGGTGATAATATAGCCCATAATATTATGCAACCATATCTAGTAGTATATATATGGAAGCGTACAGCATAGAAAGGAGAAACTATTTGTTAATACCGACACAAGTGCTAGGAGACGCACTCTTAGCACTTCTTTTAGTTATCATCATTGTTTTTATTGATACTCTTACAAAGTGGACTGCTATTGCTATTCGCTTCTGTAAAGACAAAGATTATCCACCTACAGTGATGAACCTCTTTAGAGCAGTTTTCTTCAGAGCATGGGAGACAGGCTATTTAGAGTCTAAAAAATACAAGTGGAATATCATGATTAAGTTTGTCGCTTATTCCACAGTCATACTGTTAGCAGTCTTTATATACCTGCTATTCCCTCAATACGAGATACAAGGCTTCCACATTGGAAAAATTGTATCTCTTTTGTTATATGTAGGGGTTATCTTTGCAGAACTCTTTAGTATTGCTGAGAACCTTAAAGAAGCAGGCTATGAGAGATCTCAATTATTCGACAGAGTACTTGAAGCAGGACTTAGTAAGATTGGAGTTAATTATAGAGTAGATGGCGACAAAATGGCAGACTTGCCTAAGAAAGTATCTACAGAAATCGAAAGGAGAACTGATGAGAGAAATTAAATTTGAAGAGTTGTCGGACTATACAGTTCCTGCTAGAGGAGCAATCGACAAAATCTATTTGCACTGGACAGGCGGTCATTATGGACAGCCCTTTGGAAGCTATCACCTAAATATTGATGCTAATGGGATTATGTATACTGACATGGACTCATTTATGGACTTAAAAGCCCACACATGGAGACGTAATAGTCGTGCTATTGGTATTACTGCTTGTTGCTGTTACGGAGCTACTATTGACGCTGAAGGTAATATCAATTATGGTAGTGAACCACCTACACAAGATCAATTAGACATGATGGCTAAAGTAGTCGCTAAGCTATGCGTTGAGATTGGTATTTACCCTGAAGGTAACGTATGGACTCATGCAGAAGTAGCTGACTTTGATGGCTATGGTTTACATGACAATGATCCTGACATGAGATGGGACTTGTATGGTTTAGGCTGGCAGATTAGACAGAGAGTGAGGGAGTATATCAATGAGTGGAATTCCTAATAAACATACTATAGCAAACTGGTTAAAGATCATCGTACCTATTGTAGTTGTTGCAGTTGTAGCAGTACTTGCGTATACCTTTAGCACTCATAAGGAACCTACAGAACCACAAATAGCACCTACAGCACCTATCAAGGTAGACCATAAGCAGAAGCAAACGACTACTTTTGAATATCTTCCGAAAGCTGTAGATCAGACCACTGGAGTGCGTGAGGATACCGATGTAGAGTTTACAACAAAACAACAACCACTTGTCGTCAATGTAAACGGTAAACGTCATGAATTGGCTACAGATAACGTAAAGGAAGAACATAAGTTAGAGAATGGTAAGCTAGTGGTAACTGAAGTACACGAAGCAGTGCTTGACTTGACTGTACCTGAGCAACCACGCTTTAAGAAAGGTCTTTATGTCGAAACAGACTTTAACAATGACAAGGCAATTACAGCAGGAGCTAGATTATCGTACCAAACACCGAAGTTTGACGTAGACCTTAAGGCTGACCTTTACAGTAATAAAGAACATATAAAACGAACAACTTTAACTGGCACTGGCTGGTTTTAACACACAGCCCTCTATGGAACTCCGTAGGGGGCTTTTTATTATGTCTAAGGAGAACATATGGCAAAAGTAATTAGAACTCAAATGAAAGCTATTAGAGCTAAATGTCTTGATTGTTGCTGTAACGACACCAAAGAAGTCGATAACTGCCCTTCAGAGGACTGCCCATTATGGGACTACAGACTAGGTAAGACACCTAAAGGAGTCGTAAAAGTAAACAAGTTAGACCTTAATGCTACACGTAAGAAAGGAGACAAATAGTGAAAATAGACCAAGAATTACTAGACAAAATTGCAGAGCTTGAAGTAGAAGCACTTATTGATGGTTTACATGACGAAGAACTTCGACGTACACCAACATTCCTTGAGAAAGTCCGTCGTTTTCTTAAAGACAATAAACTAGAGACTACACCTGAGCTGGCTATTGAAGTCAAGAAGGAAACCCATGAAATTCCAGTGTTCGATCCACCGACACTTATGGACGAGCACTATGGTGAACACTAATGGAGTGGACTGAAGAACAGATAGCGAAGGCTAAAGAGGACTTTAGGGTGTTTATATACATGGTATGGAAGATGATTAGTCTACCTGATCCGACACCAATTCAATACGACATAGCTCATACATTACAGAACCTTCCTAATGACCGATTTATTATCGAAGGCTTCCGTGGTGTAGCTAAGTCCTTTATTACCTGTGCGTACGCTGTATGGACACTATGGAGAGATCCTCAGAAGAAAGTAGAGATTGTCTCCGCTTCTAAAGACCGAGCAGACGCCAACGCTATCTTTATCAAACGTATTATCTATACGCTACCATTCTTAGCCCATCTTAAAGCTAGAGCAGACCAACGAGACCAACAGAACCTCTTTGACGTAGGTCCAGCGGTACCTGATATTTCTCCTAGTATTAAATCTGTAGGTATTTCAGGGCAATTGACTGGTAGTCGTGCAGACCTACTTATTGCCGATGACGTAGAAGTCGCTAACAATAGTGGAACTCAGACACAACGAGACAAACTAAATGAAGCTGTAAAAGAGTTTGACGCTATCATTAAACCTAAAGGACAAATTGTTTACTTAGGTACACCTCAGAACGAAATGAGCTTGTACAATGAGTTGCAACAGCGTGGCTATAAATGTCGCATATGGACTGTATTGTACCCTGAAAGTTTATCTGAAAGGGAATTCTACGGAGACCGATTAGCAAAGATTATAGCCGACAAATATGACGAGAACCCTAAGCTCTATGCAGGTAAGCCTACAGATCCTAGACGATTTGACGAGGACGAAATTTACAAACGTAGATTGTCGTATGGTAAAGCTGGCTTTGCACTTCAGTTTATGCTTAACACTAACTTAAGCGACCAAGAGAAGTACCCTTTGAAAGTACAAGACTTAATGATTGCTAACTTGTCATTAGAAGAAGCTAATCTCAAGTGGTACTGGAGTAATGACCGTCAACTACGAATTAATGATTTACCTTGCGTAGCACTGAAAGGCGACTACTTCTATGAACCTCAGGGACGTTCCTCAGAAGTCTTTGAGTACACTGGAACAGTAATGGCAGTCGATCCATCAGGTAGGGGCAAGGACGAGACCTCTTATGCTATCGTTAAGTATCTCAATGGTTATCTATTCGTATTAGAGGTAGGTGGTACTAGAGAGGGCTATAGCGACTCTACAATGCGACAATTAGCTAACAAAGCTAAAATGTATGGAGTCAATGAGATTGTCGTAGAGAGTAACTTTGGTGATGGTATGTTTAAGCAATTACTAGCACCAGTGGTTAATACAATACACCCTTGTCGCATTACTGAAGTAAAGAACTATGCTCAGAAGGAAGCACGTATCATTGATACCCTTGAGCCAGTCATGATGAGACACAAATTGATTGTCCATAAGCAGGTTATCCTTGACGACTATCAAGTCTATGAGAACGCTCCTGCATACTCTTTAATCTATCAAATGACACGCTTAAGTAGAGACAGAGGAGCACTGGCTCACGATGACCGCTTAGACGCTTTATGTATGGCTGTAGCCTACTGGTTAGAAGTCATGGATAGAGACGAGGAGCTGGGAGTACTGGAGCAAATGGAAGCTAAACTTGAGCAGTGGCTTGATCCTTATAAAGGTATTTTCTACAGAGACGAAAGTAACCAAATGAGACCAATGGGACGAGCTGAAGCAAAACGAATAAGTACCTATAATATGTTAAAGAACTATTAAGAGAAACCCTAAAGGAGTCAATACGATTTCTTTAGGGTTTTTGTGGCTATTGAGCGTGTACAGAGGTTTATTTTGTCGTCTACAGATTGTCTAAGGTATTTGTACCTAGAGAATTCCATAAGCGTGCACACACGCACGACACAAAATCGCCATAGAGTCTGTAGGCTTTTATGTACGACAAAAACTTATAGAGTAACTATAGTATCTCTTAAGTATCTCTATAGTCCTTCTATAAGCCATCTATAAGCACTCTTAAGTATATCTATAAGTACTCTTAAGCACCTTTATAGTATTCCTATAAGTAATCCTTCTATGAGTTTTTCTCAATGTATCCACGATATAGAAGAGATACTCTTCGACTATCTTAAGTTATCTCTTTTAGATCTTCTAATAGAATTCTTGAGTACTTCAGCTTAAGCTGTTCAACTCAAGTATAACTATTAGTGTTTAAAAGAACATTGTTTAGGTTTTTACTCAATAAGGTAGCAATTAGAAACTATAGTATCAATTAGTATCCTAACGAAGTTAGAGTTCAATTAGATAACTATAGTATTCAATTAGATAACTTAAGACAAGCTATTAGGATAACCTAAAGAACACTGCGTAAGCATGAAACTTTAGGAATACTAATAGAATTACTTCCGATACCATACACCAATTATGTTATACTTAAAGAGTAGTAAAGATACTCTTTAGGTAATTCTAAAGAGGTGTAAACATGAAATATTTAGACTATATTGATGAATGGCTTAAGTACAAAGAAAGTGAGTACTCCTTTAGTACACTAAAGACCTACAAAGGACTACTTAACAAGCACTTTAGACCATTCTTTAAGGATCGACAAATAGAGGACTTAACACGACTAGAGCTTCAAAACTTCGTCAACACCTTAACGACCTCACAAAAGGTCTGTATAGCAATTCTAAAGAAAACCTTAAAAGAACTATACTATGACGAATTGACACCTAAGGACTTCTCTAGTCAACTAAGGAGACCACCTAAGGCACACATAACGAAGCCTAAACAAGCACTCACTAGAGAGCAAGTAGACCAACTATTCGACTATCTGAAGGATAACCGCTGGTACTACTTCATTCGACTGCTGTTTACTTCAGGACTACGAATAGGAGAAGCCTTAGCCCTACAGTGGTCTGATGTCCTTTGGTACACTAAAGTAAACACTACAGTTCACCCAAAGGATACAGACCGAATAACTTATGTCGTTCTAAAGATTAACAAAACATATGACGAACATGAAGGTATCAATCATGAACCTAAGACATCTTCTAGTATACGAGAGGTAATCGTTACTGATCCGACAACTATAGAACTCTTAGCCAACAAGTGGTCAGCTGTAGGATACCAAGAGGACTCTTATGTAGCTCAATCGAGACGCTGTAGTAATCAGCCAGTATCAAGAGTAGCCATAAAGAATATCTTCAAGAAAGCTACAGAAGCACTTGATTTACCATTCGTATTGACACCACATCATGCTAGACTCAACTATACAAGCCATAGTTTGGCTAATGGTATCAGTGAGAAGAACTTACAGACACAGCTAGGACATAGCTCAACAAATCTAATCAGGACAGTGTATGGGAAAGCCATAGGCAATCGTTTAGAGGAACTAATAGAAAGACCTAATGTCTATTACTTCCGATAA